TGCAGTTGAAAATGCATTGTTTAAGATGTTAGCTCCCTTGACTTGTTTTGAGTAAGCCATGGATCTTGCTAATGATCTTGTGTAACGAGCAGATAAAGTGTCGTAAAGGTTGTCTTCGACAGCTTCCTCAGTCAAACTAAATGCAAGTGCAATAGTTTCGTGAGTATATCTAGCTGTAAAACTTTCAGTAGCTGTATCAAATTGTACCGCTGCACCTTCTTGTTTTACTGCCGCTTCGCCGAAGCCAACAAGCATTACTTCTTCTTCAAATGCTCTGTCGCTTGATTCTTGGTCAAAGATCTCAGCATGTTCATTCTCGTAACGAGAATATTCCATACCGAACAGGGCGTTTAAGCCAGGTTCTAGTTCTTTGGCCAGTTGTGCTCTATTAATAGCCATAGTCTAGTCCTCCTTATACGCCAGCCGTACCAGTATGACCCTGCATCTTATGATTGTTAATCTTTACAACTAAAATACTGTTATTAGCAGTAGCGTCGTTGCTTGGTACATCATAAAAATCAATCAGTCTTACTTGGTGTGTAGCTGTTGTGTTTTTTGAGCTTGAATCGATCTCAACACCAGAATTACCCGTAGTGGTATTTCCAGCGCCAAAGATCATATTAGCGTTTAAGTTTAAGTCTGCCGCTACAATATTCGCACTATCCGAATCTTGTTGTGCTATGAACAGCTGATCTGGGTCATCTGCTACAAAAGCAATCGCATCTCCTGGAGAGAGCGATGCAGGAAAATGATTCCGAAATGTCGGTTTTTTTGTTGTCGGGTCTGTATAAAAACAACCCATAAACACACCTACAAAGGCATCCGAGTTAGTTGCAACTTCAACTGTTCCGTCATTTTTATATTTGACGGGATCGCCAGTGAAGATCGCAGTACCTTGGTTATCCCCTATAGAGTATTTAGTAGTTCCAGTTGTCCCACCAGGGGCTGAACCTACTTTAGCAACAGGACGCATTCCGAAAGCCGCATCAATATTGGCCATGTTAGTCTCCTAATACTTATTTGAAGACATTGATCTAACCATTAGATTTTTTGCCCCCAAATGTTACTCTGCTCTGCCTATCCTGATGGATTGGCATGCTTGGGTGCTCGTCCTTATGTAAATCGTTTTCAACTGACTGTTGTTGATCTGAAGTTTTACCAGCAAAATAGGCATCCCTATCTTCTTTTACCTCAATCGGACATCTCATCAGTATCAAACCTCCAACTCCAATTACACCTTTATACTTACCGTCTTGAACGGATGGTAAATCCATTCTATCAGGATACTCAGTAGCCATAACTAATTCGTACCCACTTCGTAATCTACCCATGACGTTTTTTTCGTCTTGTTGACCACGATATTCGGCTCTTACCCACCTATGGTGAAAACCTTCTGGTGGCTCAGGCGCATCTAAGCTGGATGGAGGTACCCATCCTCTAGGTCGAGCTTTTTTATCTCGGGTTTCGAGCTTGCGTGAGGTTTTGTTCATTTTATCTGTACTCATTTTACGCCTCCTTCACGTGTTTTGCGTACTCTTCAAGTGGCACACCAAGTTTTTTTGCAATAGCTACCTGTGAGGGTGTGAGTTTCACAGTGCGGCGTCCAGATTTTGTCGATCTATTTGCAGAGGCAACCGTCTGGACAACACGATTACTCTTGTTACTATCCTCAAATTTTTGAGGAAAATTTGTACGCATTTGAGCGTCTAAACTCTTATAGTATTCTTCTGAGCTAGGATCAAGACCTTCTTGTTCAATAAGACGTTTATGTATACCAAAAGCAGCATAAGTCATGACTTCATCTTTACCAAACCATTCATTGTCTTCCGCCCATTGTTCAGCTCTAGGGTCAGGTTTTTTATATTTAGGCTTTTCAATTTCTTTACTTACCTCTTTATTTTCAGTATTTTGATTAGCCTGTTCTAAAAGTCTTTCCGCTTCTTTAAGTCTTTGCTGATCTAATGCAATTTGAGCTAATTGTTCTTGAGCTTTAACAACAGCATCATTATCTTTGGACGCTAGAGCTCTTTTTAAATTATCTTTAATAACTTCAGATTGAGTATTAACTCTCTCTTTAAATTCTGCAGTATATCCAGTGTCGAGTTCTTTTGTTTTAGCTTCTAAATCTTCATTTTGCTTTTTGATTTTTTCTGCGTATTCTATTGCTGCTTGCTCTCTTCTTTCAGCTTCACGCATTTTTTTTGTAAGCTTATCAATTCTTCTTTTTACAGAAACTGAATATTCATCGAGTTCATCTTCTGATTTAGCTTCTTTTGATTCCTCTACCTCAACTGTAGGTTCTTCCGATACTTCTTCTTTTTTCTTTTCGTCTTCTTTTAATTCAATCTCAACAGATTCACCTGAAGTATCAATAGGAACCATTTTGTCTTGATCAGTTTGTATAGTAGGTTGCATGGTCTTCTCCACGTTACATTATGTTTGCTGGCAGAATATCTCTGGGATCATCAACTACTGCCAAAATTTCATCGTCATTGATAATCCTTAATTCACCACCGTCAATTCTGATTCTTGAACCAGCGTATCTAGTAATGAGTACCCAATCACCCTCTTTACACCAAGGGCCACTAGGAAATTTTTCTTTATCTTTATAAGCTTCAGGTCCTGCTTTTAAAACCTTACAAATGTTTGTTGTAATTTGAGACTGTTCTACTGTTTCATCTGTTAAAAGAAGTCCTCCTTTAGTTTTTTCTTTTAATTTAAGTGGAAATAAAACTAATCTCCAACCAGCAGGCTGTGGTACTTTTTCAAGTTCATCTTTGTTTTTTTCTGCTTGTTTACCATCCCAGACATGTTTTGGTACAATAAGTTTTGGTTTAGTCATCTTCTAGCTCCGTTTTCTTAAGCAGGTCCGTGAGTTCCTGTTCTTCTTGTTTAAGTGCTGCTAATTTACCTGTCAAATATTTATAATCTGCCCAGTCTTTAGCTAATCCGTTTAGTATAGACTCTTCTACTTGCTTTTGTCTAGTAATTAAATCTTTTTTATATGCAGTAAAAAAATTTTCTAGCCGCATGATTTCATGAGATCAGCTAATTTTTTACAGCGATTAGGTGTTTGTTTATTCCACCTTGAATCAAGCATCTCGTAACTTGCCCCTATAAAATTAGCTTCCTGCAGGCATTTCCACATATTTTTAAACTTTGACACGCCTGTCTGTCCAAGTTGAAAACACATCTCGGTTATGACGTGTTCTGCTGTTTCTGGTAAATTTGTTATATCATTTTGTGCACATAATTGTTTCATTTGTGCTATCGCTCTACTTAAATCTTTATCAAATACTGCTTGTAGTTCTTCTTCTGTGTATTCTTTATCAACAACGAAATTATCTGATGCGACAACTTTATGACCCCATCCAATTGTATCGAACCCTTCGGTATCTTGATAAATTTTATTTCTAAAACCTTCACTTAATTTAACTGATTGAGATAATTCTTCGTAACTCATTTACCTTTGATTACTTTCTGTAATGTTCTTGCTTGTTTAGCATGAAGATTAGATGCTTTCTTTAAACCTTTAACTACTTTTTTAACTTTTTTCTTATTTGATTTTTTCATTTTTTTTTAAACATTCCTATAGCACTAGATCCCGCCTTGATGCCGAAGCTGGCAGATATCGCTATATACAACAAATTATGGTAATATGACGGTAGGTCCTGAAGGGCAAGGAAACCACGATGTACATGTTCTTGTAAAGGCGTGAAGACTAAAACTGCTGGAAGGAGTAGAACAATTAATGCTACTTCATCTTTCCATGACCCTTTCATTTGGTCAACAGCACTTTGCTCCCAAGCTACTTTGCCAGCAATCTGATCTTCTTTAAGTTTTTGCGTTGCTTTAATTGTTGTAAGTTTTAATTCTTGTTTTGCTTTTTTGGTTTCAACAAAACCCTTGACGCCATCAGCGACAACGCCAAGAAGGGGTTTTGCTAATAGTTGCCACATAAATTTTTTAGATTGCTCCGATTATTACGATTACGATTATTGCTACTATCGCAGCTTTAATCCAATCTTTCATACTCCAGTCGGACCATTCTTTAAGATGAGCCCATAGATCTGATAAAAGTTTCATAGAAACCTCCTTTGTTGAATAGGTTTTATTACTTTACTCCCTTGAAAGCAACTTTTTTGATCTGCATTTTACTTGTTTGACCTTGTGGTCCACTTCCCTTGTTTTGTTTTATAACATAAGGTGAATAAACAATTGCAGCGTCAGAAGAGACTTGTAGATTTGGGAAAGGGTTTTTTTGTTTAACTACTTGTGTTTTTGTTTTTTTAAAATTCATTAGTATCCTCTCTTTGCTATGCCAAAACCTCTTATGGCAATTCTTTTCTTTATAGCAGATTTCTTTTTAACTTCGCCACCTTTTTTATATTTACTAGCTAAATCCTTGTCAATTTTTTGTTGAACTTCTTCCGGCAACTTTGAAAAACCTTTAAATTTGTTTGGAACTTTACCATCAGTCTTTGCATCACCACCCTCATTAAATTTTTTTACAACTCCGCCATCTTTTTTACCCATAGGGTTAGCTTTATTTTTAGCTCTAATTCTTCGAAGTCTTTCAGCAAGCATAATTGCTTTATCTTTATCGGACATTGATTTTTCAGGGTTTTCTTGGGCAAACTCGATTGCACTAACTCTATTTACCATTTCAATTATGTCTTCAGGTGTCGTATTTTTCATTGCAAAAGAAACAGCCACAGGATCCGCCATGTTTAACAGTTTAATTTCTTCTTTATTTAAATTGCCTTTAATTTTGCTTAGATCCGTTTTTTCATTCATAACTAATGTATAGTAGGTTTTATAAGATTTAGCAAGTCTCTTGAATTATGATCCATAATTTCATCGTATTCTTTTTCTGAAAGGTTGTCATGATATAACATTTTAGCTACAGCCATCATAGCTCCTGCTAAAAGCACGTGATCTTCAGTGGTGACAGTAGTTTTGTCTGCCATATTCATCAAAGCATTAAAATAATGACTAATTTTTTCAGTAGGGGTCATCATAATATAAATATTAGACTGATAATTAAGTTTTACAACTTACTTTTTACGTTTTTTCGTAATTCCTGCCTGATTCAGTGCAATTGCTAAGGCTTGTTTACGATTTGTTACCTTTTTTTTCGATTTTCCCATGTTTAACTTCTTTTTTTTGAACTCTTTCATGACTTTGCTAACCTTTTTTTCTGCAACACCACCTTTTTTAAGGCCTTTTGCTTTTAATTTTGCTGTTGCCTCGGTTAATCCACCACTTTTAAACCCTTTTAATGACGTAAATTGTGGAACTTTTGTTCCGGCACGTAATAATTTTTGTATATCTTTAGGATCAATAGATCTTTTGTTAGCTTTAAGTTGTCTTTTTAATCTTCTTATCTCTGCAGCTGATAGTTTCATGGTTTAGGACCCCCTATTTTTTGCCATATTTACGTTAGCTCGTAACTGTGCAATTGCTTCTTGTGAATCAATCTTATCTTTAGCTAAATCTTCAGTTTGATTTACTTTTTTCTTTTCTAATTCTAATCTTTCCTGGTCATTTAAAGCTCTTCTGTTTATTTCAGACTCTTGAATATCTAAATCTCGTTTTTTAAGATCTAATAGTGGGTCTGTTTGATTAGCTTCCAAATACTCCTGTTCTTCTGCAACCATCTCTTCTGTCTTTTGAGCTACTAAAGTTGCAATTTCTTTTTCACTTTGAACTTGTATTTGTTGCATGATATCAGGAGGTAATTGACCACCATATTTTGCAGCCTCTTGCTGTATCATTTCTTGATTTTTCATTTGCACTTCTTCTCTTGCTGCTTGCGATATATGTTCAGACACATGAGACTGTAATATTATTAAAACTTGCGGATTATTTTTTACTAAAAACGATGACATAAATGCTCTATGCGCATTAATGTGCGCCATGTGATCTTGTGTTGGAAATACACGAAGAGTTCCTCCCTTAAGTGATTGAGAGTTTTCAAGACCAGGGTCCGTGGGCACTGGATCTTTAGGTGTTGGTAAAATATTCTCTATTCCATCTACGCCTAATGCCATGTACATTCTTCTATAAGCTTCATAAATATTATGAATTTCGGGGTTAGATTGTGCAAGTTGCAATTGTGTTTGAGCCAACGAAATACGTTGAGTCATTGAAAAAATATTTGGATCACTTACAGGTATTACATCTACACGTTCATCAAAATCTAAAACTTTTACTTGTCTGTCTCCACCACGTACAGAGTAAGGATAACTAGGTGGTAAGTATTCTGAAAATACTCTTGCTAATATTTTAAACTCGATATGTTGTGCATAATACAATCTTTTGTGTATGCTTGACATGACCCGTGAACCACGTTCCAATAATGCCATAGTTGTTCCAACAGGATTGGCTTGTGAACCCTCACCTATTTTTTGATCTGCTATTGAGGCGAATTCTCTACCACTTTGAACGACAAAGCCTAATAGTTGAAATAATGTTGCATCTGGTCCCTTGTAAGGAAGAGGCATTAATCCCTCTCGTATTGCACCTCCGGGTGCATCAACGTCTCTAAATTCACCTGGCTGTAATGGTTGATCATCATCCCTGATACGTAAACCACGTGCCTTGAACCCTGCTGGTAAATTTGACAAGGTACCTGCATCAATTAATTGTCTAAGTGCTGCTGTAGCAGTTCTAGATAAACCACCCAACATGTGTATTAAACCAAAGCCATAAAACCCAAGACCTGGGAGGAATTTAAAGTGAACAAAATATGATACTTTTTGTTTGCTTGGGTCCGTTGGCTTATAGTTTCTGTACACGGACAGAACCTCTCCTGAATTTTCATCAATCGTTATTATGTAAGGAAGTTTAATTCCTGTTTGATTACCTGCCTGATCTATGTCTTCAAAACCCTCGATGTCGCATTCAGCGTGAAACTCTATTAAATTAAATTCATAATCATCGTAGGTGTTTTGTACTCCTTCTAATTTATTCATTTTTTCTTGAACAGGGCTCTCTTCTGAAACACCTGGATTTAAATCTATGTCCCTATAAAAACCAGAAACTTGTTTTTTTCTTAAATCATTTTCTGACATTTTTAAAACGTGAGCTATTCTTTCAGCACTCTGCAAATCAGTTGCGTTGTAAGGTATAACTAAAAGATCACTTGGAATAAACTTTGAAACAGCTCTACCTAAACTTGCATCATAATAAACTTTTTTAAAAGCTGACCCTGCTAATGGTAAGTGAAATAACAGTTGATCCATTTCAGGATCATATTCCTGCATCACATTCGTAATTTGATAATTCATAAAATCTTTTACACGTTCCGCCTGCTGTTCTTTGTCAGGAGATGCTTCGCCAACTATATTTACATCAACAGGACCTTTTGCGGGTAACATCTCTCTATAAGCGTGAGCTTGAAACTGGGTGACTGATTCTGCAAGAAGTGGATGAGTAACTCCACTTGCCCCTTGAAAAGGCTCTGATCGTTCATCATACTTAAATCCTAAAAGGTCTAAACCTTTTGCATATCCTTCTTCCCATTCTTTTCTAGATGCCTTATCGTCTTCAAAGTCTCCTAGAAGTTTATTTGATATTCTTTTAAGCTCATCCTCTGAAATAAATTCAGCTAAGTTGGAATAAAAATCCATGGAAGGTGGTTGTTGTGGTGCATTTAAAATTGCTCCACCATCATCAGTCATAATCACATCTGTTTGTTGTTCTGGGCCTGAATCTATTACAACCTCTGCTGTTTCCATAGGTGAAGATACTGGATCTAATTTTTTGTCTACAGCCATTAGTTCATTCTATTCATTAAAAGATTCATTAACATATTTTCCCCTTGTACCATTTTTTCTGCGGCAGGTTCAATAACTTCTTCTTCAACGAAAGGTAAAGCAACATCTTTAACATTTTTTCCTGCTTCAATTAACATTGGTATATCCATCGCAAAACCAATTCCTCCTGTTGTTGCACCAAAAGCACCTTTACTTACAAGCGAAGCCACAGCCGCCAAAGCAGCCTTTGCTTTTGTAGGGTTAGTTTTAAACAGTTTATCTATTTGAGCCAAAGCAAAATCTAGGTTTAACTGTTGAGCTTTGTTTAAAGTATTTTTAGCCGTCTCTCTAATTTGCGTATATATTTTTGATTGTGTCTTTGGTTTATCTACTCCAGTCGCTGATCCTCTTGTCTCAAATATAAAATCAAAATTCTTAGCAAGATATTTATTTTCAAATGCTTTTGAAATTTTAGGTATTCCATTTTTACCAATGGTAATTACGTTTTTGTATTTTGGATTAACAACAAATTTATTGCCTTTTTTTGTTACACCTTTTGACAAAATATCTTTTCTCATCTGCTCAGCGTATTCAGTCAAAAAGCCTGAACTTTTTATTAATTTAATTTGATTATCATTAAGACCTTTTAGTGCCGTGTTTCGATATTTTTTCATCGCTTTATTGTAGCCATCAAAATCGTCAAGATAGTCGTTTATGTCAGGGACATTTTTTATTGCATTAATCTGTGCAGTTTTTATGCCACCTTTTTCAAATACTTCAAATATCTCTGGACCCATTTGACGTTTGACATCTGATTTTGAAATAATATTTTTTATTCTTGATGTGTCTCTTTCAACAATTGTATCATCGGCAGTATTAAGTGCATCAATAACACTTCCCATAGTTTGTGTAGACGATGCTAATTTTGGTTTATTTTTTAATTTTTCTACCATCTGACCAAGCAAAGGATCACCGCCTTTTTCCAAATGAACTATTCCACCATCTTTTTTTACTACTTTTGGTCCAACGCCAAAATCTTTTAAAAGTTTTAAAACATCAGAATCTGTTAAATCACTTATCGTTTGTATTGTTGACGGGTGTAAATCTTTTGGATTGAAATAACCTTTATCTATCATTTTATCTAATAAAAGTTGTTTTAAAGGATTGTCAAATTTTTCGTCCATTAATAATAATTCCTCATATAGTGCATGTCACGTGGTTCATCTTCAAAGTCACTTGGTAAATTAACAAAGTTACCTTGTCGAAATCGCAAGACAGCTTGTGTCATGCTATCCACTAAATCATCATGATCACCATAAGGGAAAGCTGCGCATTCTTCAATCATTTCTTCTGCCCATCTTCTTTCAGGTATATACACTTTTCCTGCTTCAAAGATTGGCGCAACGGAGTTGACACGAACATGCTTATCGTTTCCTTTACTTGGTGTAAAATTTAAGACTGGGACTCCTATCTGACGAAGTTCATGAGTTAAGGGGGTGCCACTAGCTTTTTGTTCAATAATAACAGTTTCTGGCTCCCAATATTTATACTGCTCTAATGCAATTTTTTTAAGTTCTGGGAAATCCCACCTCCCTTTTTCTACATCTACTAAAATTAGGTGTGGGCCCTTGTTCCGTGGATAGAAGACACCCCACGTGGAGATCGCAGAAAAGTCAGCTGATTCTTTTCTACTAAATGCTGTATCATAGCTCTGTATAACATGAACGAGATCTGGGATATCTTCTTCTTCCCACTTTTGCCACCATTCACGTTTAATGATACTACCCTCTTCTGATGTTGGATTCTGTTGCCATTGGGCCTGCCACTTGGCTTCAGATAAAGATGCTTTAACACTTTCTAATTCTTCTAGTTTCCAATAGTTTGGCCACACAGGTTTATCACTTGGTAGTATTGCAGGAAATTCCACAACTTCCCATTGATCTGCTTTAGGTTCTGATTGTGCTTTTAGCAATTGACCTGTTAAATCTTTCGTTGACCATCTTGTCATAACGATGACAATGGAACCACCAGGTTGTAAACGTTGACGAGGACCAGAAGTATACCATTCGTATGCTGAATCAAGAGCCGTGTCACTTAATGCATCTTGCTCGGAATGTGGATCATCTATAATTAATAAATCTGCACCACGCCCGGTTATCGCACCACCGATCCCTGCTGCATAATACTCTCCGCCTTTGTTTGTTTCCCATCTTCCTGCAGCTTTGGAATCCGCTGCTATTTTACATTCATCAAAGACTTGTGCAAATTCATTAGTGTCCACAAGATTTTTCATCTTACGACCAAACCTTACTGCTAATTCACCTGTGTGTGTAGTTTGTATGACTTTTAATTTTGGATTTTTACCTACCATCCAAGCAGGAAACAAGTATGAAGCAAATTCTGATTTAGTGTGTCGGGGTGGCATATTAACGATCAATCTTTTTATTTTTCCATTGGCAATATCTTCAAATTTCTTTGCTATTTTTCTGTGATGATCTCCCTCAATAAATTCTGGCCAAACATGTTTGACAAAGGGTATAAATCTTTTTTCTGCCAAATTTAACTTTCTTAAATGTTCCTTTATTAAATCTTCTTGAAGCTGAACTTCCGTTTTGTTTATCATAGTGTTCTATGTATCAAACTGGGGGCGCAGTGTAAATTATTTTGCGTGGCTGCTTTTAGGGGGGTGGGGGTTATTTAAAAAGGGATTTTGTTTTTTGATTTGGTTTTAAGTACCTAGGGCCACGGATCATGGCCCTAGAATAAAGATGCTTTATTTTTTATCGATTAGAAAACTCTCTAATGCTGTAACTCTTTGATCAAGTCTATTGATAGCATCAACTAATTGATTATTTTGTTTTGTTAATGTTAAACAAACAGTTAAAATATATTTGTTTATTTCTTCTTGAGTTTTTGTTTCTTGGTTCATGGTTCTTTATCCTTTCTATTAATATGGGATTAATCTTATATTATCATAAATGAAAAAGCAAATATAAGAATAATAAATATTAAAATATATATTGTTTCTTTTTGTCTTTTATTCATTTAAATTTTTCCTTTCTTATGGTCATTTATTAAATTTGCTATATTTTTAAATTCTTCTGCGTTTTTTCTAGCTTCACTCTTTCTTATAAAATCTAAAAGTATTGAAACTTTTTTTATTTCTTCTTTATCCCAAAATTTAAAATATTCATGATCTTGATCGTTAATATCTTGAATTAAAATACTTAAATCTTTTTGTATGGGTTCACTTATTCCATAAGCACTAATGCAATAATCTAAAACATTTTTAGGATTTTCATCAAAATTGTCTAAATGTTTTTTAATTATTGTTTCAGTGATAAACTCTTCTTTTTCACTAATCATTTTTATTTATCCTTTCTAAAATAATTCTAGTTGTTTTGGGTTTGGTTCTTGGTTCGTGGTCATCGGTTCACGGTCAAGAAAATTAAAAGTTTTATTTTTCTTATCGAATAAAGCACGTTTAATTATTGTTTTATCAACGTAAAATCTAAATTCAAATAAGTCCTTTTCTATTTCTCTTTTTGTTGTTGTGTGGTTTACAAAGTGATTTGAATATTTAGCACTTGAACCAACGTTAACGTTAACGTTGCAAGTATCTTTAGCACCCCAGCTTTTCGAACTGCCATAAATACACGCTTCAACATTGTTCCATATTGGGTATGAATAAGCCATAATTTATCCTTTCTAATTAATAGCCCATTTTATCCCATATTATAGAATTAATCAAATAATTTAAGTAATTCTTGGTGCTTGTTTCGAGGTTCAAGAACCATGAAACACGGACATTTGAAGCCATTTTTGGCTAATTTTAGCGCTTTTTCATTGTCATATACTTTTATAAGCCCGTCTTTGACCCTTTTAACTATAATGAAAGTTCGAATACCTAATGAATACCTTTTATAATGCCAAGCAATTTGAAAATTAGATAAGTGAACTTTATTTAGTTTTATACATTTTAATTCAATCCAAATTTCTTTTTTATTATAAACGGCTGTAAGGTCAGGTGTACCTTGTCCAATCCTATTTTCTATTCTTTCAAAATAAACATTGGACAAGTTTTTTTTAATTTCTTGATAAAATTTAGCTTCCAATTTTTGCTTTTATTCTTTCTCCAATTGTTGCAAGTTTTTTAATTCTATTAATTTCAACATTTTTTTGCTTTTTTGTCAATTTACCATCTAGTAAATCATTAACAAAATTTAAAGTTCTTAAATCCATTTTATCAATGGCTTCTTTATTAATTGCATTTTCAAAAGCATTTTTAACTTTAATCATTTTTTATCCTTTCTTATTTACCATATCTAACCATATTTCATGATCTTCTAATAGTTTTCTATCTTCTTGATCTAGCATAATTGCTAGATCAATTTTATCTTGTAATACTTGTTTAGCTTCTTCTAAATCTTGATCGCTAGGTTGATTATCTAAAAAAGACCTT